CATTATGGGATTACGCGGCCCACAACGAAAGCCTACAGAAATCGGGTTGCTTAGCGGTTCAACCCGCGCCAAGGCACGCGCGCGCACCGCGCCGGATATCGGCTATTCCGTGCCTGCCCCTCCCGACTGGATGCGCGCATCATCGCGCCCGTATTGGGATTTTGCAATCAGCCAGGTTGGCCATCTGCGCTGTATCACGGAATCCGACTGTGCGCAGCTTGTACTACTTGCCGATGCGCTGGCCGATTACGCCGAATGCCAGCAAACCATCGAGCGTGAAGGTGCGTATCTCACCTCCGAAAAGGGCGGTCAGTATCCACACCCGGCAACGAATCGCATCAATAGTGTGTATGGCCGCATCAAAGACAGCCTTGATAGGTTTGGGTTGAACCCGTCCAACCGCTCTAAAGTCATTGCGCTGAACCCCAAATTAGGCGAAATCGAAAAGCTGCCAACGGAAAAAAAGAGCCGCTATGCCGACTAGCAGCGACAAATCGCTGGCAAAGCAGTACAAAATTCCCGCCCGCGCCGTGGAGCTTATGCGTTCACTGCCGGGGTATGACCCTTTCCCCTTGGCGCGCCCGGATGACTTTATCGACCTTAACCGCGCCGAAAATGTCATCGACCTGTACAACTCGCACATAAAAATTCCAGACGGCGACATGGCAGGCCAACCCTACATACTGCCATGGTGGCAAGAGGCAACCATGCTGAACTTTTACGCATGGTGGCAACCGGGCGGATTCCGCCGCTTTCGGGAGTGTATAATCTATGTAGGCAAGAAAAACGCCAAGACTTGCTGGACGGCTGGATGGGCAGCGATAGAACTCCGCTTCCTTTGCCAACATGGCGCACAATTCTATTCCGCCGCAGCAACCCGCGAACAGGCGGGCCACGTCTTCAAGGCATGGTGTAACATGCTTCACTTCGATGAAGTGCTACATGAGGGCATAGAAATCTATGGCGAGAAAGGGCCGGGCACCGTTAAGTCAATCATCCGCCCGGAAGTCCATGCATCCTACAAGCCTATGAGCCGCGACGCGGATAGCGGCGACGGTGTAGGCCCAGACTTTCTACTCGTTGACGAATTGCACCGACACAAAGACGGCGAATTGACAGAGACACTTGAGAAATCCACAGCCGCCAAACGTAACGCCATTATCATCAAAACCACTACGGCAGACTATGACCGCCCGTCTATCTGTAACCGCATGGTGCAGCGCGCCCGATTGATATGCCTTAACGGCGGCGACCCCAGCAAGCCAGGTTATGCCCCGCGCACTTTGCCTTGCCTGTTTGAAGTCACACCGGAAGAGTACAAACAAAACCCGCTATGCTGGCAAGATATCGAGTATTGGAAAAAGGCCAACCCTAATTGGGGCGTTACCGTCCATGAAGAATTCGCCATCGAAGAAATCCAAAAAGCCAAGGATGACCCGAGCCTACTGAACAACCTGCTACGCTTGCACCTAAACATTGTAACCGAGCAGTCCGAAATATGGATTCCCATGGACCGCTACGATGTGTGTGAGAATGGCAGAACAGATGCCGAACTTGAGCGCGAAGCGTGCTGGGGGGGATTGGACGTATCCACAACGCAAGACTTAACCTCGTTTTGCCTTGCGTGGAAGCACCCCGACGGCGGCTACGATATGCGTTGGTGGTTTTGGATACCCGGCGCGAGGCTGCAAGACCGCGAGAAAAAGGACAACGTGCCGTATTCCCAATGGGCGCGCGATGGCATCATCGAACTTATCCCCGGCGAAGTTATAGACCAATCGTTTATTCTCGACCGCGTAAAAGAGATAGCCAAGCAATACAAGATACAGGATATCGGCTGCGACCCATGGAACAATGCCGCGATGATGCAGCATCTTATCGATAACGGGATCAACGCTATCATCTTTCGGCAAGGCCCGGCATCAATAACGGAGCCGGGCAAAGAGATGGAGAAGCGCATCATCGAGGGTAAATTCCGCCACAACGGGAACCCGATAGCGCGCTGGAACTTTTCTAATGCGATGATTACGCATTGCCCTAACGAGACGTTCAAGCTAGACAAGGATAAATCAGAGCGGCGCATCGACGGCGTTGCCGCCGCAATAATGGCCATTGGTTGCGCCATGGCAGGAAAGGAAAAGACTAGTGCGTATGCTAACAGGGGCGTTGCGTGGGGTGGCGGATAAGTGGCGTTCATTCACACTTTTTTTCATTGTAGCATTCTGCTACACTCTAGTGTCAACAGGTGCATATATGATATATCCGCCAGCGGGTTACATCACGTTTGGCGTAATGCTGTGGCTGGATATTCATATGGAGGCGTACTATGCTCGGGTTGCTAACCGGACTATTCCAAAGCGGCAGTAGCTTGCTGAACAACGATTCAGCATGGACTGACTCAACATTCGTAGCCAACAATCTAGCCGCTGGCGAGCCGGTAAGCGACACTAACGCGCTGACGCTTTCGACGTGGTTTGCCATTCTACGCAACCAGTCCGAAGATATTGGTAAGATACCGTGTCACGTTATCGAGTACCAAAGCAACGGCAACAAAGAGCGCAACGATTCGCACCCTGTCAATTACCTGTTTTCCGTCCAACCGAATAGCTATCAAGACCCGATTACCTTTCAAGCACAGATGACGCACTGGCTTGTAGGGTGGGGTAACGCATACGCAGAAATCGAACGCGACGCAAGCCAGCGACCTATCGCATTGCACCCCTTGCACCCTGGCCGCGTCATGCCGGAATGGGATGACGTTAACCAGCGCATCCGATACAAGCTGCTACTCACCTACCAATTCCGAGGCGGCAAGCTTGAGAATCGCCAAGAGCTCTACATCGACCAAGACAATATGTTCCACCTTCGCGGCCTTGGCAGTGACCCGCTCATGGGTTACAGCGTCATCCGCATGGCGGCGGAATCCTTGAGCGCATCCATAGCGGTGGAGCGTTTCGGCGCGGCGTTCTTCAAGAATTCCGGCGCGGTGACGGGCGTTGTTAAACACCCCGGCAATATGGGCGACGAGGCTAGGGACTATTTCGTCTCCAGCTTTAACGACGCATACAAGGGCGCGCGTCGGGCGGGCGGCTGGATTCTACTCGAAGACGGCATGACCTACGAGCAGATGAGCATCGCGCCGGATGACGCGCAATTCATTCAGACGCGCATTCTGTCAATCGAAGAGATATGCCGCTGGTTGCGTATGCCGCCATCCAAGGTGCAACATCTCGCCAAGGCTAACTACAACAGCCTTGAAATGCAGAACCTAGAGTATACCATCGACTCCCTGCAGCCTATCGTTGCCAAATGGGTACAGCAGGCGCAGCGCAAGCTATTCCGCTCCGATGAGTCTAACTACTCCCTGTATTTCAACTTCAATGGATTGCTACAAGGCAACATCCAAGCGCAGACCGAGCATATCGTCAAGATGATACAAAACGGCGTATATTCGCCTAACGAGGGCCGCAGCTTTTTGGGGCAGAATACAGGCGGCGCGGAACTTGACCAGCGATTCATCGCGGTGAATATGCAACCCTTGCGCCCTGGAATGGAACCTCCCGCCAGCGCGACACGGCGACAAGAGACCATGGCCGCGCGTCAATCCGAGCAACCTAAACAAATCGAAGCCAAGACAGAAAAGACCGGAATCACCTATGAACAGGCCAAGGCAGTGATAGGCCCGATAGTGGACTGGACAGCGCGAAAGCACAGCAAAGCAACCGAGCGCATCGGCAAGAAACACGCTGGCGATACCACTGCGCATGATGCTGCTATCACAGAACTTGTAACGGAAGAGCGCGAAGAGATGAAGAGGAACATCATGCAATTCTGGACTGCGTTTAGTGGCGACACCGACGCCGCTATGCTCGCCATCGAATCCGGCGAGGTGACCGTGATAGACTTTGACCAGATAGTACACAAGCTATCTATGATACTTTCCAAGGAGACCGAGAATGTCACACCATAACCCGACCTGCTTTGCCCACCACATGGGCTTGTACATGATTGACCACAACTGGATGAAGTCCGCCAAGCTCATGATGACATTATGCCCGTCTGAAATCATGGCGAACTACAAGCCGCAAGAAGCGTATCAGCAATACCTTAACGCCGAAAACATTGTCGAGCGGCGCGAGCTGTACGGCATTACCGCGTCTGGTATCGCCGTCATTCCGATTGTTGGCGTTATGACAAAGGGTAGCTCCAAGTTTGGAACCAGCACACTGGACACCCGCCGCGCTTTGCGCGAGGCCACCAATGACCCCAAAGTGCGCGCCATCATGCTGCATCTTGACACGCCCGGCGGCAGCTTTGCGGGGCTGGATGACCTTGCTGGCGCGATAGCAACCGCCGCGCAATCCAAGCCGCTCCATGCCCACGCGGATGACCTTGTGGCCAGCGCGGGCATGTATGCCGCAAGTCAAGCGCAACGGTTGACCATCAACAAGACTGGCGAGGCCGGAAGCATTGGCACCTACGCTGTCATTCAAGATACCAGTGGCGCGGCTGACTTGGCTGGCGTGAAAGTGCACCTTATCTCTACGGGTGAATTCAAGGGGATGGGCGCGCCTGGCGTTCCTATTACCGACGCGCAACTCGACCGCTTGCAACGCTCTGTTAATCAAGCGCAGAGCTTTTTCAGCGCGGCATTGCAGCGCGGGCGCAACCTGACCGCAGAGCAAGTGGAATCCCTTGTGGCAGACGGCGGCACCTACTTTGCGGATGAGGCCAAGCGCCTTGGCCTTGTGGATGCTGTTGAGACCTACGAGCAATCGCTAGAGGCGCTGGCCAACCAGATTAACCCGACGCGCCGGAACAGCCTAAACCGCCGTATGCGCGTCATGACGATGGGTTGACATTCTTCCAGCGTTGTGGTACAAATAGCCAAGTCACGGAGACTAGACAGCGAGACCGCTAGTCGAAATCGACGTAACGAGTAGTAGCAAAACAAAAATTCAAACGGAACCAGTGCCGTTAAGAGAACTTGCGCGCACGGGATTGGACGGGCTTTGTAACCCGATTCCTAACCTGTGTGCGCTTTTTCTTTTGTCGGCCAGCAAAGGAACAGGACAATGGACTTTCTGAAAATGAGTATCCAAGACCTTGGCAAGCTCAAGGACGAACTAATTGGCAAGGCGCAGGCGATTGACGCGCTGGCCAAGACCGAGGGCCGCGACTTGACCGATGCGGAAAACGCAGAGGCCGACAAGCACCTTTCGCAGGTTGATGAAATCAACAAGCACCTCGCCGCGCGCACCCGCCGCGATGCCCGTAGTCAGCGCATCAGCCAACTGACTGGCGCGGCTTCGACCGCTGCCGCTACTGGTGGCGCGCCCATTATCACGGGTGTTAAGGCCAACTTCGAGGATGACCCCAAGAAGGGATTCAAGAATCGGCAGGAGTACTTCACCGCGGTCATGAATGCCGGAATCACGGGCGAATGCCGCGATGAGCGCCTTGCCTACCTTGCCGCCGCTGGTGGCGATGAGCACAGCACCAGCAACGACGCTTTCGGTGGCTATCTTGTTCCCGAGGGTATCTCTGGCGGACTCCAGATGGTTGACCCCGAGGTTGACTTTCTGAGCGGCCTTGTGACCCGTATGCCGATGGCGACTAACCGGATGTACCTTAACGCCCGCGTGGACAAGAACCACAGCGACAGCGTGACGGGTGGTTTGCGCGTTTACCGCAACGCCGAAACGCAGACGGTGGACGCTTCGCGCATGAGCACCGAGCGGGTTTACTTCAACGCCGAATCTCTCATGGGCATCGCTTACGCCTCCGAGGAAATCCTTGCCGACAGCCCGATTAGCTTTGCCGCTATCGTAGGTCAGTCTTTCGCGCAGGAGCTTTCCAGCCGCATCATGAACGAGCGTTTCAACGGCACGGGCGTGGGCGAATTCGAGGGCGTGCTTAACTGCCCGGCGACCGTGAGCGTTGCCAAGGAATCCGGACAGAAGGCCGATACCGTGCTGTTCGAGAATATCGTCAAGATGTATTCGCGTTGCTACGGCAAGGACCGTGCTGTGTGGGTTGCGAACCACAACGTGCTTCCTCAGCTGTTGCTTATGAACCAGAACGTGGGTACCGCTGGCGTTCCAGCTTGGCAACCGTCCGCCCGCGAAGGCGCCCCAAACACCCTGCTTGGCCGTCCGATTTACTTCACCGAGTACTGCAAGACCCTTGGCGACAATGGCGACATCATCCTTGGCGATTGGAGCCAGTATGTCGAGGCCACGCGCCAGGGTGTGAGCGCGGCGGAATCCGTGCATGTGCGCTTCATCTACAACGAGCGCGCGTTCCGGTTCACCATGCGGAACGACGGCAAGTGCTGGTGGCGTTCGGCCTTGACCCCGAAGAATGGCGACACCCTGTCTCCCTTCGTAACCTTGGCCGCTCGCGCCTAATCACAAACAACAGGAGACTAGAACAATGGCTAGTGCTTTGGACTCTCAGAAGATTGGCGGCAAAATCCGCATCAAGAGCTACGACCATGACCCCGGTGCCACTACGGCTGTGGTGACTTCCGCCGATGGTGGAACCACGAAACAGCTTTGGGACATGAAGGACTACGACGCTTTCATGGCTGTTGCCAAGCCCAACATCGTTGGCGGCAACGGCGTGACCAAGCTGGAAATCGTGGCCTACATCGACGGCGACAGCACCGGCGCGGGCACTGCCTACGTTATCAAGGACAGCGGCGCGGTTGTGGCCGATGCCCTGAACGATAACGTGGTGGAGGAATGCACCGCCTCCGAGCTTGCGCAGATTGGCACCGAGAATGGCGTGTCTCTTCGCTACGTTGGCGCGCGCCTGACCAATGCCACCAATACCGACGAAGTGACCGTCACCTACGTTGGCATTCCGGTTCGCCAGTACGCTGACCTGACCGTTACGGCCATCGCCTAACACTAACCCTAATCGCCGGGCTGCGGGGCAACCCGCGCCCGGCATAAGGAAACACACATGAGCATTCCCTCTGTTAAGGTAGAAGGCTATAACAAAGCCAACGGCGCAGTAGGTACGCGCGAAGCGACCTATGGCGCGGCGAACTCCCTTTGGGAAACCGCGCCCGTGGCCGAGGCGCTGTGCGACCCGTCCGGGTTCCACTTCCTCCGCGATGACTTCTACAACGTAGACACCACGAACGACTACACCCTTGTTACCGACACGGGCGGCACGGTGGCCGCGACGGATAACGCGGGCGGCGCAATTACGATCACCAACGATGTCGACGATAACGATGAGTCCTATCTGTCTAGCAAGGCGGAAAACTGGTTGTTTGCGGCGGATAAGCCACTGTGGTTCGAGGCGCGCCTTATTGGCACTGCCGACAATATCATCGTTGGCCTTTCCGATACCGTTGGCGCAAACTTCCTTCAGGACACCGAGGCTGGACCGGCTGCAAGCTACGACGGTGCGGTATTCTTCGTTGATGCGGGTAGCGCGTGGAAGTTTGAAACCAGCAACGCGGGAACCCAGGTTACTAATGCCAACGTGGGCACCTATGCGGATGGCACCGCTTACCGTGTGGGATTCATCTTCGACCCAGCTGATGGCACCACTGGCAAGATTACCCCGTACCTTGATGGCGTTGCGGGCACCACGCACGATATCACGCTTGCGGGCCTTGAAGAGATGCACGTTGTGTTCGGCGCGAAGAACGCGGCGGGTAGCGCGGCTATCCTCATCGTGGACTACGTGCAAGTCTTGCAGGTTCGATAATGAATACAAACCTGAACAACATAGCGCGGCCAGTTAGTTACGCCACTACGCTACTTGCGAGCGCAGCGCGTACCGATACTGCTGGAACCAATGGCGACGCGGTGCATCTACCCGATGCACTGCATGGCTACCAATTCGTGCTAGACGTGACGGCTGCTGCAACCGACGTTGGCGATACGCTTGACGTTCAGGTGCAAACGCTTATCGACGGCGTGAATTGGGTTCCGATTTGCAGCTTTACGCAATGCCTTGGCAACGGTGGGGCAAAACGTCACATCGCCAAGATTAACGCGGGCGGCACTCAATCCATGTTTGAAGCCGCAGCGGCCCTTACGGCTGGCAATACGCGCAATCTGTGCGGCGACGCTTACCGCGTGCGATGGGTAATCGTGGATTCCTCTACCGATAACGCATCGTTCACCTTCAGCGTGACGGCGATGCCGCTGTAGCATGAAAGTTGAATTGACAAGTGCGCCAGCGGTTGAGCCGATAAGCACGGCGGAAGCCAAGTTGTTTCTGCGCGTTGACCACACAACCGATGACACGCTGATTGCGAATCTCATCAAGGCAGCGCGGCGTAGCTGTGAGCTATTCCAGAATCGCGTCTATATCACGCAGACATGGAAGCTTTACTTGGATGAGTTTCCAGAAAAGGAAATTCGTCTACCATTCTCGCCTGTGCAAAGCGTATCGAGCGTAACCTACGTTGATGCGGATGGCGCCACGCAAACGCTATCCGCATCCACTTATCAGGTTGACGCTAAAGGCGTAAAGCCGTCCATCTACCTTGCGCCCGATACGTTGACCTGGCCAACAACGCAGACGGATAAGATTAACGCCGTGACAGTCACCTTTGTTGCGGGATATGGTGCGGCGGGTTCAGACGTGCCGGAACACATACGCGCTGCAATCCAGCTTGTACTGGGCGACCTATACCAAAACCGCGAGAATACCGTTATCGGCAACATTACAAACGAATTGCCGAACGGCGCAAAGCATCTACTGTGGCAAGACAGGCTTTACAAATTCTAGGAGAAAAGAACGTGAGCCAATACAAGAAGGTGCGGGCGTTGCTTCCGATTGCGCCTCCCGGATTTATCTATCGCAAACTTGAAGATGGCAAGATTAAGGAAATCCACGACATTATCCGCGTGGGCGAAGTGTTCGAGGTTCAGCCCGAATGGGACAAGCTTCACCCGCTTGGAGACTGGCATGGAACAGCGGTAAAGAATGGCATTGTGGCGGAATGCAGCCAGAGTGAGCGCGTAGACGTTTGGCCGCAGAATGGAGCTTTTAGCGATGGCCCGAGCCGGACGAAAAAACAGAATCCTATATCTGCAAAAGCCGACCGTGACAATAAGCACGGCGACGGGAGCGGAGACGAAAAGCTGGACTAACGTTGCGGCCTTGTGGGCTGAGGTAACGCCCATGAGCGGCAGCGAAAAACTTGAATCAGCACAAGCGCAAGTGTCTTCGATGGGCAAGTGGCGCGTGCGAGTGAATTTCCGCGACGACATCAACACCGAGCGGCGGCTGCTAATCAACAGCTTAGCCGGACAACTTAACGGCGCACTGAACAACAGCACCACGTCTGTGATTGTTGATGATTCCGCATTCGTTGACTTCCAGCAAGGGCGGCGCGTTCGCGTGTTGCGCGTTGACGATGAGCTAATGAATGTGGTTTCTGTGTCTGGCAACACCATTACCGTGACCCGTGGCGCATTCGGTACCAGTGCCGCAAGCCACAACGATAATTCCGCCGTGATACTGTATCGCCAGCTTAATATAGAGCGCGTTTACGACAACACAGGCAACAGCGCGGAACTCATGCTCGATTGCGTGGAGGTAGCGTAATGCTTGAATTCAAAATGAGCGGCGACCTGCAACTAGACCGGGCGTTGTATGCGATGGAACGCAAGGCGGCTAGGAACACCATAACGAAAGCCGTACGGCGTACGCTTCGCCCTATCACAACGACGGTGCGCAGCCGCATCAAAAATGAGCTTTCGACTATGAACGCGCAAGCGCGGGCGCAGTACTCCAAGCAGATTGACCTGTCTATCCGCGTCGAGCGCGGCGGCGTGGTTGGCCGCATCCGCACAAAGCGCAAGAAAGTCAAAACGCAAACGGGCATGACGAACTTCCAACCCTTGGCGCACCTGTTCGAGGGCGGTGTTGCGCCTCACCAAATCAAGCAAAAGCGGCGCACGCTAAGTCACCCTGGTATACGCAAGTCGCCAATATGGCAAGACACATTCGACAGGCAACGAGAGACGATGAATAGAACCTATCGTGAGACACTATTCCAGATTCTCTTTAGCGAGTTTGGAAGGCCATAGCAATGGCGTTTCTTCGTCCAGAGCGCGCATTCCGCAAACTGATACGCGAGAGCGCGACCATGCAGGCCTTGCTAAACGCGGACTACACCGTTGCGCCAATGGATGCAATACCGCGCAACGCGCTCATGCCTTACATTGGTTACCGCCGCATATCGGGCGGGCCGGAGCATCATCTTACTGGCCCGGCTACTAGTGGCATGTACATGGGTAGCACGGAGTTTTACATCTTCGCTGAGACGATGGATGGCGCGGAAAATATAGCCGAGGCATTGCGCAGCGTGCTGGATGCCAAGGCGCGGCAGACGGTAACGATAGGCAGTGACAGCGTGATAATCGACCGTCTTATGCATGAGACGGAAGATGTAGAAGCATTCTATCCGGCAGATGGAAGTGACAGTATGGTTTATGTTATAACGCAGGAGTACAGCTGGTCCGTTAGGACCTAAGGAGAACACGATATGGCAGGTTCAGCGATTGACGGATTTGGAGCAACTGTGACGTTTGGAACGTCCACCTTTGCGGCGAACATTCGCAGCATCGAATGGAGTGGACGCGAGCGCGGCACCATCGAAAGCACGCACATGGGTACGACGGGCGGCAGCAAGACCTACATTCCGCAAGACCTTGTGGAAGGTGGCGAAGTGACCATCGAAGTATTCCACAACGGCACCGATGCGTATAAGACTATTCTCGCGGCTGCGGCGGAAACGGTCACCATTGGATGGAATACCGGCGTGACGTGGGCCGCTTCGATGTTTTGCACGGGCATTAGCCCGGCTGTGGCGCGCATTGGCGAGGCTGTAACCTGTGGGCTTACGTTCAAGGTTGCGGGCGAAATCACCGAGGATACCACGCCGTGAGCTTGCGTGATTCGATTTTGGCGAAGAATCAAAAGAAGCTTGAACCTTTCGACGTGCCCGAGTGGGAGTGTACGGTCTACATCTCCACTTTTAGCGCAAGAGACTTTAACGCGCTTGCTAAGGCGATGCGTAATGGCGATATCCCCGACGACTTTTTCGCCCGTCTTGTCTACCTTTGCGCGTGCGAAGAAGACGGAACGCGCATATTCTCCGAGGCCGACATTCCAAAGATACAAGATATGGATGCTGAACCTGTCAAGCGTGTCGCGCTACGGGCACAAGAGATTAACGGCCTCGGTGAACCCAGCGAGGCACTAGCGGAAAAAAACTAAACGAGTCGCCGGATTGGTTGTTTCGTCATCGTTTGGCGATAGCGTTAGGAATGACGCTGGAACAGATAGACGAGATGCCATACGATGAGTATCTAAGCTGGAAAGCTTATCACGATATCGAGCCTTGGGGTTCCCACGGCGTTGAGATTTTAATCGCCGGATTATGCCAAGCCGTCATAGCCGCGTCTGGCTCCAAGCATGTACCAAAAACCACAGACATGATGCCATTTAGACTAACGATTGATAGGCTTATCCGGCGGGAGATTAATCAGAGCGACTATGATAGAATAATGTCTAGCATTACGGCGAGCGGCATAGGGATAAACAAGAATGTCTGAAAACAACAGAACGCTTACCATATCCCTGATAGCCAGAACCGACATGTTCAACGCGGGAATGAGTAAGGCAAGGAAGACGCTGGGCCAATTCCGCAAGGATTACGGAGGGGTGGCTAAAGACGTACTACGCCATAGCCGCAACATAGGGATTGCGGCGGCTGGCATTGCCACAGGGGTAGCCGCAGCTGGTGCGGCCATATTCCATACGTCGCGAAACTCTATAGACGAACTAGCCAAGATGGCGCAGCGCATCGGCGCAACCACGCAAGAGATGCAAGTGCTTCAGCGTATCGCTGAGCTTGATGGCATCGGCATCGAGGCCATGAATTCCAACATGATGCGCATGACCAAGACGCTAGGCGAAGCAAGCCTTGGCATCGGTGGCGCAGGTAAGGTATTGGAGCAATTCGGCCTTAACGCGGCTGAACTTGTGAGAATGCCGATTAGCGAACAATTCGCCACGATTGCTGAGGCAATATCGCGTATCCCCAACCAGGCTGAACGCGCCGCCCTTGCTACGGCGGTGTTTGGTCGTTCCGGCGTCGCTATGCTTGTGAGCCTACAAAAGGGCCGCGCCGTGATTGACGACATGTTCGCAGAGATGGAGGGTACTGGCGAGCTATTCAGCGCAGAGGATGCGGCTGTAGTAGAGGAAATGAATGATGCCATGACTCGACTGTGGGGCGTTGTTACCGCATTCGGTAATCAGATGACCATCCAGCTTGCGCCAGCTGTCACGCACATCATAGAGCTTATTCAGGATTGGGTTATGAGCGCAGGTGGTGCGGGCGAAATTATAACGATGGTCATAGATGACTATGTTATCCCTGCTTTCGATTCGCTTATCACGAAGATTGACGGCGCGATAGTCGCGGCCAATGCGTTTAGTGCGGTGTGGTTGACCGTAAAAGGCGCAGTGTTGAGTGTTTTGGCTACACTTGCGGCGGGCTTTGAATTCAACCTTAGAGTCATCAAGGCGGTTACGTTGACTATCGCTGGCGTGTTTATGAACATGGTTAAAACCATAGCCAACGGCATAAATAGTATGATTGAAACCGCCAATAAGATAGGCGGCAAGGTTGGTATACAGTTTGGGACTATCGACACATCCGGCATATCAGCCAAAGCCGACGAGCTGGCGCAAGCATCTAGGGCGGCAAGTGAAAAGCTGCTAAACACAAGCGTCTTTGATGACCCATTCATTGCGTCACTAAGCAAAGACGCGACAGACGCCAATCAGGCGGCAGTCGATGCGTGGAAGAAATTTCGTGATACAACCTCAAGCGAGGCGGGAACTGCTATCAAGCGCAACCTTCAAGCCTTGCGTGATGCCTTGCAGCGTCCGATGGAGGGCACGGCGGGCATACAGCAAGCCGCAATGAGCATAGATGATGCGCTATCCACTATTGAGGATTCCGTGTCGGATATACCATCCTTGGCGGAAAACAGCGCGGATGCC